TGACGGCGTTTCATACGGAACGTGGTATGTAGGCGGTTATGGTGATGCAAATCACATGCGTTTCCAATTCAACGACCCAGTACCAACCGATAGAGATATCGGAGACATCAGGGTCTCTAATATAAGCTATATTACAGACGACCCTTGGCCAACAAATTAATAAGGAGGAATATAAATGGAAATTGATACAAGTAGATATAGAGAAGGACTCCCACAGGTTGGTTATGAGCCTTATAGACAAATTCACGCACACTCAACAGGAAACAAAAATTCTACAGCGCAAAATGAAGCTGACTATCACATGCGCAGACCTGTTAACTCTGGCTTTTTCTCTCATGTTGTAGGGAATGGACGAGTTATGCAGGTTGGCCCTGTAAACCAGGGAGCTTACGATGTTGGAGGCGGATGGAACGCTGAGACTTATGCAGCAGTGGAATTGATTGAAAGTCATTCTACTAGAGAAGAGTTTATGCAAGACTACAGACTCTATATTCAATTATTAAGAGAATTAGCTGACGAGGCTGGACTTCCTAAAACATTGGACTCTTCAGATTTAGAAGGAATTAAGTCTCATGAATATTGCACGTATCATCAACCAGAAAATTACAGCGATCATGTAGATCCATATCCTTATCTTGCAAGTTGGGGAATTAGCCGCGAGCAATTCAAGCGCGATATTGAAAACGGCCTAGAATTTAAGGAAGGCTGGCAAAAGAATGAGACTGGCTGGTGGTATCAGAATTCAGACGGCAGCTATCCAGCCAACAAGTGGCAAAAGGTAGGTAAAGAATGGTTTTACTTCAATGCTAGAGGTTACTGCTTAATTAATCAATGGCTTAAAGACAATAATGAATGGTATTTGTTAGATGAGCGAGGAGCGATGGCTATTGGATGGAAAAAGGTTAATAATGAATGGTACTATTTTAAAGAAGATGGTAAGATGGCCAAAGGTTGGGTAAAATACTACGATAAGTGGTACTATTTAAACACTAGCAACGGCTTCATGGAATCGAATGCTTTTGTTAAAGGTAAAGATGGATGGTACTATATTAACGAAGACGGAACGATGGCAGAAAAGCCAGATTTCACAGTCGAGCCAGAAGGATTAATCACAGTTAAATAATATACAGAAGGCTGCCAATTTGGCAGCCTTTTTTTGTTCCGTATTTGTTCCGTGAAAGTAGAAAACGTATGAAATGACATGATACAGAAACGCTGTTATTATAAGGATATGAAGCGATGTGAAACGTTATGAAACGTTAAGAAAATCACCTCTTCTCCTTAAAAGTTGCTTATATATCAACGTTTCTAGAGATTTTGTTCCGTATTTGTTCCGTGGACTAAAATCTCTTTTATTTTTTTTGCCTCAGAAATCTTCATCTCATCCAGAATGTGAGAGTAAGTTTTGAGTGTGATATTAGCATCAGAATGGCCAAGCCTTCTGCTGATAGTTAGGAGCTGCACGCCTTGAGAGAGGAGTATGCTCGCATGAGTATGCCGCAGCGCGTGGAATGTAACCATCTTATCGATTTTAGCACGCTTTAGAGCGTGTGTAAGGCTGTGATTCACTCCGTTATTAGAAACACGTTCAAACACGCTGCTCGAGTCTCTAGGCAGCGTGTCTAATATGTCTAATAATTTACGAGGCACATCAATTATGCGATTAGCATTTTTTGTCTTTCCGTCTGTATATTTGTTTGTATGCAGATAATCAAACCCTTTTTCAATGTGTATCTGCTCATTTTCGAAGTCTATACAATCCCAGGTTAAACCTAAGCATTCTCCAAACCTTGCACCAGTGTACATGGATGTTAGTATGATGTATCGGCTTGTCATGCTTGTATCAATTCCATCAAGCACTGCTGCCTCTAATCTTCTAAACTCATCCATACTCAAGAACTTCATATTATCTTCTTTAGCATCCTTACCTTTTAGCACTACTCCAAGCGTTGGATCTATGAGGATAATTCGTGTCTGGATAGCATGCCTAATACATGCTTTAATGTATGAGTGATACTTCTTCACAGTCGCTTTAGTTCGAATAGATGAGAGATAGTTTAGAAATTGCTGATAGTTTTCATGATTAACATCCTTCATCATTGGGTTGTATTCTCTTTTAAGTACTTTGATAATCGTTTCTATTTGCTTGGAACTTCCTACGGAAATAGTATCGTCTTTGTATAGCTTCTTCCAATAGAGCATATAGTCTGAGAGACTCATTCTTTCCTTTGCAAAGTCCTTACCTTGCAGCAGCTCGTTCTCACGGAGAATGGAAGCATCCTTCGCTTCTGCTTTTGTCTTGAATCCACTCTTAGATACAGCTTTCTGCTTTCCGTTATCTTGGTAATAGACTTTGTAAGCCCATGTTTTCCCTCTTCTGTATATACTAGCCATACATCTCACCTCATTTCCGCATTGATTATATACATTATTTCTTTAAACCTAACAATTTGAATATATCAAACGTAGTTCTTTTATACGCTTTATTATATAAGTGTTTCTTTGGACTTCTCCAGAAGCCAATCCCTTTCTTACCATATCCAGGGATAACAGCTTTCTTAATCTGTCTCTTCCATTTAGAAGTAGTACGTGCTTTAAGCATTTTCTTCCAGCTTGGTTTTCTTAATCCGAATTTCATAAATAACTCTCCCTTATCATTTAATAATATTCTCTCATTTCTTCCTTAACTCCGTAAGCTGCAATTAACTTATCGAATGTATCTGGAATATCTTGATATTGTTCTTGATAGAGCAGCAGCATTAATTCTGTTGCAAATTTATTAGCTTCTAGCTCTAATTTACCTTTGCCGCCATAGCATGCAGAATAATACCCAATTAAATCAGCATGATCTATAGCATGTTTCAATTCATGAGCCATAACTAAATATTTCTCATTCGAGTTTTTCAAAGAATTATTCAGTAATATAATAGGCTCTCCATCATTTGTAACGATAATTCTCCCTTTTAATCTAGTTGGAAAATCAACGTACAAATAATTAATATTTAAGTTATCAGCAATCACAAATGGATTAGCTGTTCGATGATTTTCTACTAAAGTTTTAATGTCCAATAATTAACCTTCCTTTTTATCTTTTAATTTATCCCACAAAACGCTTCTAATAATCGCATCTACCTTTTCTTTTTCATCTTCTGTCAATTCAATGCCATCATAAGATATAGCTGTTGTATTTAGTTTTAGTGCTTTTTCGATGTCAATAACATCTTCTTTTGTTGCCCATGTTGGAGTATCCGTTGAAAACGAGTTTTGAGCAAAACGAGGGTCTACAGCAGATTTTTCTACGTTAAAGAAATCTGCAATCTTTTGTACATTACCTGGATTTGGCATAGATGTACCCTTAACATATCCAGTTAGAGTGCTTGTAGGTATTCCAGTATGTTTAGATAATTCAACTTGTTTAGTTCTAGTACGATTAAGTAATTCATTGATATTAACAGATATTCTCTTCATGATTTCTATATCATTAGGAGTGTATTTGCCTCTTCCTCGTGCCATTTCTAGCACCTCCTTATTTCCTATTGATATTATAGTACTGTTTTAAATCGTATTTGTAAATAAAAAAATATCAAAAAAATCGAATTTTTTTATAATAAAAGTGTTGACATACGAATTAAATCGTATTATTATAGACTCATAAGTTAAAGAAAACTGAAAGGAGGAACAGGTTTTGACACAAATTTCGTTAAAAGCTGCAAGAGTTAACGTTAATTTAACTCAGAAAGAAGTAGCGGAAAAACTAGGAGTTCATCAACAAACTATCGCAAAATATGAGAAAGATAGTACTAAAATTCCTATGAATTTGCTATACCAATTAAGTGATTTATACAAAGTTAAATTAAATCATATTTTTTTAGGTTAAAAATACGATTTAATTCGAATAGAAAGAGGTGAAATAATTGCACCATTATATGACATTTTACGAGGAAGATGGAATCAAGTACGCAGAGTCTTGGTTGCAAATTAATTTTCTAAGTTGGTGTTTTTGCTTCTGGAAAATTAAAAAGGCCATCTCTTAAGAGACGACCCAATAAAACTATTTTTTGACCCATTTGTTCCCAGGTTTTTGAGTAGGTGGGAGACGGTCCCCCTTATCAATATGAACAACACGAGGTCGATTTACAGCACCGCCTTTAGGGCCAACTTCTTGATATGTGCCTTTTGGCTGGTTATCTGTACCAGGTTTAATTGGTTTAGACATATAAACACCCCCTTTCCTAAATATGATTATAAATCTGAAAGTGGGTTGCAACAATATGAAAAATTAAGAAAGGAGTTTAAAACATGGAAAAAGCAACACTCGATTACTACGAGCCAATATTTCTTGAAGTAGTAAGAAGAAATCCAGAGAAATTTGTTGATTTAATAAAGCCATTTATTGATTCAAGAAGTAGACAGAGATGGATAACAACCGAAGAATTGTGTGCTGAAATCGGAACGAGTTCCAGCGCGTGGCTCAAAAGCGATGTGAGAAATCATCCTGTAGTTGTTGCTGCTAGAAGAGTTGATACAAGGCCATATAAATATAAAGCTGATCATATTGAAGCCATACAGAAAGTGTGGGATGAACGGAAGGAAAGAAGAAGATGAGCAGAGTTGAAATATCAAGGACTAGAAAGCTAAAAAGAAAAGCTTTCTGGAAAGAGTTCAATAAGAACTTCATTAAGAAATACTTGAAATTCTTAGGACTTTCAGCATTAGCATTCGTTGGAATAATCGCATTTATGCACTTGTGGGTAGGTGCAGCAAACCAAAATTACAACCGTTTAGAATACATTAGAAAGAATGATCCATTTTATGTTAAGTCTAATTGAAAATATGTTTGATAGTACAGAATTCGATGTGATGAAAAACACTGAATTAGTAGGAACTATTAAAGTTTTGAATGGTAAATACCATCTAGTAGTTACAAACGGAATATATAAAAGCAGCAGCACACATCACAGTCTAGAGGATGCTTATGAGACTGCACTGGAGCTGCTAGAAAAATAAAAGATGACAACTTAAAAAAGCAGTTATACAAATATTAACTAAAGTTAACACACCAAGTTGGAAAGGGGTAAATTTAAATTGGACATTAATATTATTATCGGAGAAAAAATAAAGGAAATAAGAAAAAATAAAAAATTAACACAAGCGAGATTTGGGGAACTATTAGGAGTTAACAAAAAGACAGTTATTCTATGGGAAAAAGGAAAATCATTACCAAATAAAGAAAGACTTAAAAATATTGCAATTTTAGGGGGAACATCAGTAAGAGAATTATTAAAAACTAATTCATTAGAACAATACAGTATAAACGAATTATTTGAAGAATTGCAAAAGAGAATATTAAAAATTGAAGAATTGAAAAACAGAATATTAAAAAAATGACGACTTAAAACAGCCGCCATTCATAAATTAACTAACTAAATTATAGCATAAATTAGGGGAAAAGCAATGAGCAGACTATTAATAGATGAGCCACCTCTTCAAGTACTGCCATCACTTGCTAGAGAGCTTGGCTTAAACGAGGCCATCATGCTGCAACAAATGCACTACTGGTTGATTAAGAGCAGCCATGAATTTGAAGGAGTTAAATGGTTTTATAAGACATTAGAAGATTGGCAAACAGAATTCCCATTCTGGTCAACAATGACTATCAGAAGGACTTTAACCAACTTAGAAAAACAGAAAGTCATTAGAATTGGGAACTTTAATAAGAAAAAATTTGACAAAACAAAATGGTACACAATCGAGTACCAATGTGTGAACAGACGATGTGTTCAATATGAACAGACGATGTGTTCAAATAGAACAGATGGATGTGTTCAATATGAACAGACCTATACCAGAGAATACACAGAGACTACTACAGAGAATAATGGCTCCAAGGAGAAACCGCTCAAGGTTGTATGGACTGAGGAGACTAAATATATCATTGATTATCTGAATAAGCGAACTGGTAAGAAGTACTCTGTTAAGACTAAGAAGACTGCACAGCTAGTCCATAAGTTACTGGATAACGGCTTCACAGTTGAAGACTTTGAGAGAGTGATTGACATCAAGTGTAAGCAGTGGCTAAACAATGAAAAGATGAATCAATATCTCAGACCAAGAACGCTATTCAGTGAGAAATTCGAGGATTACTTAAACGAGGCGCCAGCTAGAACTAAGCAACAAGGAGCTTCTGGGCAATCTGTAGCAGATAAGATGAGAGAGCTGTATGGCTCAGAATGGCAGGCTTGATATGAATAACTTTGAATTAGAAAAATCAATCATAGCAGCACTGCTGCAAGATTTTAACAAAGCACAATCAACGTATCTGCAAGCTGAGTGGTTCACGGATAACAATTTCAAAACGATCTTTGAAATTTTGAATAATAACGGCAGCCGTCTAGATGGATTGATGGAGCTATTCGCTAAAGTGAGAGCTGAATTAAAAGATAAGACTATCGGATATGAGTATCTGATAGCCTTGCAGCAATCTAACGCGACTACAAGCGGATTAGACTATCTAGCTAACCAGCTACACCATGAGTATTTAAGAGCTAAGTTGGAGAAAGTAAAAGCAGAACATACAGAGTTCCCAACTAAGCAGCTTGAAGCTGAGATGTTAGAACTGTTGAATGCAATCTCTAAGCTATCACGCAAAAAGAATGTTGGTGATTTAGCTGAAACATTCGAGCAATTCGAGTATGAGCTTGAGCATGATATTGAAGACGGCATTAAGACATTCAGCGGATTAGATGCTGCTCTAGGAGGAGGCATCGGCCCTGGAATGCTCGTTACTGTTGGAGCTCGTCCATCGGTTGGAAAGAGCGCCTGGACTATCAATCTTATTGATAGAGCGTTAAGACGAAATGAAGGCTTAAGAGTAGACTTATTTAGCTTAGAAATGAGCAAAAAAGAAGTGTTCTCCAGATTCGTGGCCAAAATGACGACACTTAACACATACTACTTACGAAAAATGAATAAAATGCTTAAAGGTAGCGATAAGGAGCTAGTGAGAGCGACTATCGAATACTTTAAGAAGAAAGACTTGAAAGTATATGACACAGTGTCTGAATTGAACCATATTCTAGGAATTATCAAAGAACGAGCTTCAGGACAAGCGCCAGGAAAATACTTGGCAGTCATTGATTATGTAGGACTGATTAAAGTCAACAACAATCGCGACAGAAGGCTGCAGATTGAGCAGATTACACGCGAATTGAAGAATTTAGCCAACGAGCAGCAAGTTCCTATCGTAATCCTATCGCAGCTATCACGAGGAGTGGAGAAGCGCCAGGATAAGTCACCAGTACTAAGTGACTTGAGAGAGTCTGGCTCTATTGAGCAAGATTCGAATGTAGTCGGGTTCTTGAGCAATGAAGAAACAGAAGCCAATCATGAAGGCTATCAACGAGTTAAATTCTCAATCAAAAAGAACAGAGAAGGAGATTTGATGGATTCAACTTTCAAATTTTTTAAATCTCGAATGGACTTTGTAGAGGAGTTTTAAACATGAATTCGATTGAGTTCGAAAAGATTATGAAGTCTGAAGGATTAAGGACTACAAGAGCTGTAATGGTTATGCTGCAGGAAGCTAAACAATGCCAGAAGAACATTAAGGCAATGAGCTTGTATAAACATCTTCCGTATGCAGCAGCATACATCGAGCAGCAGAAGGAACAGAAAGACAAGGCTATCTGGCAAGCGTTGGAAGTGGCTCAATTAGAGAAGCTGTACGGCTTCCGTCTGATTGAAGATAGAAACAGTGTAATAATAGCCACTTACCAAACATCCGAACCACATAGCGACATTATGAAAAAAATCAGAAGCCATATTGAAATAATGGCAGAGTTGGAGAATGAGTATGGCATTTGTAATTAAACATGGCAATATGTACTTTAAAAAAATTAATGATCATAGCAGCATGATGGGATATCTTAACAGACACCATCCAGTTTACACTTTTGAATTCAAAGCAAGTCAAAAAGAAGCGATGATATTCAAGAATTATGGAGCTGCACGAAAATTCATGAAGGAACATGGAGTTACAGGCAATGTAGTTGAAGTGGCTGCAGCACCTAAGCCTTTCAAAATTAACAAGATGGATAGCAACATTGGACATAACAGACTGGATGCACTGTATGATTCAATATTGTTGAAGACTAGAGATGATATCGAAGAGATGATTGCTGACTCAGAAAACAATTTCAAGCACATGGCTAGAGACATCTTGCAAGTAAGAACAGTCACATTGAATGTGTTTTTAAGAAATCCGTATGAAATCGGATGGCAGACTAGAAAGAAAATAATGGATAGATTGGAATCATACTTTGAAGGAGCTGGAATCAAGTGAATGTGACTTTAGATGAATATATAAAAGAACTAAAAGGAAAATCTGAAAACCAAAGGCTAATAGATGAAGAAATAGCAGAAGAAAGACAAAAACAGTGGGATGAATCTCGCAGCAACAGTGCTGTTAACCATCCAAGCCATTACAGAGGAGTTAACGGATTAGAAGTGTTTGAAGTGATGGATGATTTTCTGCCGAAATACGAGAATGCAATAGATGGTTATCTAGTCGGAAATATCTTGAAGTATGTGCTGCGTGCGCCTTCTAAGGGCAAGATGAATGAAGATCTAAGAAAAGCTGAAAAGCATTTGAAGATGTTGATTAAGCGAACAAGCGATGAAAGCGAGTCTTATGATAAGGCAATATACGATATACTCGCCGAACTGCCAAAAGGAAGTGCAACAGTGGAAGAAGGACATATTGATAACACGATAGTTATCAGAATTAAAAAAAATATTTTTATGTAAAAGTGGAGGAATAAGGATGAATACAGATATTTTGAGTAAAATAGCAGACTTACTGAAGGTTAGCGTTGAAAAAGTGATTGAATTATATCCACAACTAAGAACAGAGGCTGTATTTTACTCGTTAACACAGAATATTCTTGGTGGTCTATTAGGTTTAGCAACTATAATCATATTTTTTATGTTTATTGATTTTATGAACTATAGCATGGGTTCATCTTGGGATGAAAGTGTAAAAAAAGATGCAGGAAAAAGATTGAAAGTGTTAACTAAGTTTCTGGTTTTTATAGGTGTATTAACATTGATAATTCTTGTAGTATCTCCATTCTTATATCCAGACATTGTATTTTTTCAACAGTTTATTAAGTAGGTGAGAATATGATTATTTCAGTACATGCGAATGGATTAAATACGAAATTTCGTGGTGCTCAGTTTTTAACGATAAAAGACGGCAAACAAATATGGTTTAGAGGAAGAGAAAAAACAAATGCAGTCTTTGTAGATTTGAGTAACAAAACTGTAGAAATAGAACTGATTATACATGATGGATTAGGTGTAACGTGCCCATTAGAAGTATATAAACAAGAAATTGAATAAATCGGAGGAATAAGGATGGATGACAAAAAAACAGGACTACTAACATATATGTTTGTAGCAGCATTAAGCTTAAGCATGATCTTAGCAATTATTAAATTAGTTGGAGTGCCAATCACATGGTTTGCAGTCATGCTGCCAGTGGCTACTTACTTAGTAATTATATTCTCGTTGATGTTAATTGGTTCAATCGCAGGGATTGTGATGTCAATCCAAAAGAACATGAGAGGGTAATAAACGATGTAATCGATGGATTGGATGAAGAAAGCAGAGATTAAGAATTACAACAGATGTTCGATTTAGAAAAGCAATAGGAGGATAACAATGAAAAATAAAAAACAAGACGTAAATTCATTAGAAGAGTTATTCAAGGTAGTAAATGCATACAGCGGTTGGTTTGCTAATTTAGCTGATGAATTATCAAAAGTATTAGCTGATATTCAAACTTCTAAGAAAGAGGAAGATACATGGGGAATGAAATGCTCGTATGAAGAGAGTGACGAAGTTTGGATTATTGATGAATACGGAGAGGTTGATGTGTTTAATTGGGGTTCTTTAGCATGGAAGAATGACTGTTTCAGACAAGGAAACGTGTTCCCAACAGAAGAAGCAGCCAAACTCGAAGCTAAACGAAGAAATCTACTTACACGATTCAGATCGTTCAGAGATGAGTGCAATGGTGACTGGGAACTCGATTGGAATGATGTATATCAAGATAAACATATTATTAAACGTGACAAAGAAGGAAATTTCTTAATTGTAAAGTATTGGACGGTAAATGAATTTAATCTTTTTGGATACTTTAAAGATTATAAGGATGCGAAACGTGCAATCGAACTTTTTGGTGATGAAATTGTCGAGCTGTTTGTGAAAGGTGATGCTTAAATGAAAACAATTAACGAAATACAAGACGATGAATTGCTGTTTAATGAACAAACCCATTTTCAAATATATGTATCCGATTTAAAACATGAATGGAATTCGTTAAATGAAGATGAAAGAAGTGGTTGGCGGACTCTAAAAGAAAGAAAAAATAAATTATCTGCTGAGTCTGTATTGGATTGGATATATGAATATATGGAACAAGACGGGTATGAAGATATGTTTGTTCATTTATGGGACGGAACGTCTGAAGAA